GAATACGCCGCCGTGCTGCGTTTCTCTCTCCCCGCAGCAAGCCAGGATTGCAAAAAAAAGATAACAATTTTGTTATGAAAAGCCTTAAAAGTAGAAAATACAACGCTAATTACAAGCGATTGCGACAGATTATTTTGGCCACTCAACCGGCCTGTTTTTACTGCAAAAAAGCACCTGCAACAACTATTGACCATGATCCACCAATTGACACCTTCCCAGCTCCAGAGCTTTGGGTTGGTACTCTAAGACCTGCGTGTGCACATTGCAACTATTCCAAAGGGGCGATCTATGGCAACAAAAAAAGAAAAGCCGTTAAAAACAGCCGTAAGTGGTAAGCCTGCACTTGGCAGACATACAGCTGCAATGAACAACGCTTTGAAGGGGCGCAAAGACATTGATGGTGTAACACAGGTTGCTTTACTGGGTTTAGCTACAGCCTGGGATCTTATTGAGAAGACCGGCGAAAATACACACACTATCCCATCTATATCCAGAGAGCTTAGAGAGATCTGGACTTATTGCGGTTTGCCAGAGGCAGATGACATTTTTAAGTAAGTGTCCACCCAGGTGGGCATCACTGAGAGATGAGAGCTGTGAAACAGATGGTGACAATATGTCAATTGTCGCAGAGCTGTTAGGTTACAGTTTATTTGAGTGGCAACGCTATGTATGTGATGTAGGTTTAGAAAAAGACAAATTAGGTCAATATAAGTACCGCACTGTTGCGGCTCAAGTTAGTAGGCAGTCTGGTAAATCTAAGTTAATTGAAACGCGTATTGCTTATGAGTTATTGCAACCAAAAAGACATGTTGCCTATACAGCTCAAGATCGCAACATGGCTAAGGTCAAATGGGAAGAACATTTATTAAGCTTTATGATGTCGCCAAAGTTTTCTAAGCGTATTGCTAGGGTAAGTAAAACAAATGGCAATGAGAAGATCTACATGCGCAATGGATCTACCTATGGCATTGTTACACCTAATGACAAAGGCGCACGCGGTCTAAGTCTTAATCTTATGGTAATTGATGAGGCACTTACACATCCGCTGTCTTTGATAGCAAACTTACAACCTACCTTGGCAACTAAGCGCAATGGTCAGCTTTGGATTATGTCTAATGCAGGCAGACCAGGTGAGTCAGAGTTATTAGAGCATTACAGAGAATTAGGCCACCGAGAGATAGCAGAGCCTACAAATAAACTAGCTTGGTTTGAGTGGTCACCTCTATCAGATGATTTTGATTACATGGATCAAGATGTGTGGTATCAAGCGATCCCATCCTTGCATGAACAAAAGGGAGTATTACTTGAAGCTGTTAAAGAGGCATCACAAACAAACAGTCCAGAGATCTTTACAAAAGAGTGGCTAAATGTTTGGCCGGCTAAAGATGCAGTGCAAGTTATTGCTACAGAACTTTGGGATGGTTTAGCTAGGACTGACATCATCCTTGGCAACAATGTGGTCTTTGGTGTGGATATAAGTAGGGAGCGCGATAGAGCTACTATTGCAGTATCAGGTCAAGTCTTAGGTTACACACCTGTTGAGCTTATAGAGTCTAAAGAGGGTACATCATGGGTATTGCCAAAGCTTGTAGAACTGTGTAAAAAATATAATACAAAAGTAGTCATAGACACAGGCTCACCGGCAGCTTCTCTAATAGCAGAGCTGCAAAAACAAGAGATAGGTGTTATGGCCATACATTTGCGTGATTATGCAAGAGCATGTGGATCTTTCTATGATGCAGTGCAAGCTAGGACAATTTGTCATATAGATGATCCAAACCTAAGAGCTGCAATCATGGGATCAACAAAAAGACCATTAGGTGACTCATGGGCTTGGAATAGACAAAGTACAACAAACATCACGCCACTTGTAGCGGTAACACTGGCACGCTATGGAGTAGTGACCAAAATAGAGGAAAGACCAGTGGCAAGGAGTAAGATGTACTAATGAAATACTTATCAACAATATTACAAGTTTCAGGATCTTTACTGTTAGTCTTAGGTGTCGCATCTATTAACTTGATTAGTGCAGTATTATTAGGCGGCATATTTCTAATTTTATTCGGCATTGCTTTAGAGGTCAGAGGTAAATAATGCTTGGCAAACTACTCAAGAGGCAGATACAACCCGGCCTAGTTTATACATCATCCGGTTATGTGGACTCACTTGGTAGAGTCGGTAGATTTTTTGAAGGCAATTATGCAGGTACTTATGTAGATGGCCGCACTGCATTAGGCATACCTGCAATCTATCGCGGTATCTCACTTATTGCAGATGCTATTGGTGCGTTAGAACTTTGTGCATATCGCAATGGTAGAGAAATTATGCCAAAGCCAAATATTTTAGCAAGACCTAATCCTACAGAAACACGCATGGAAACAATTGCGGCAATGGCCGCAGGTCTTTTGATGGATGGTAATTACATTGCAGTATTAGGTGAGCCTGGGGCTAATGGTTACCCTGACAGTCTTTATCCTGTTGCACCTGATCGCGTACAAGTTACAAGAGATAAAGGTAAAATTGTTTATCGCATTGATGAAAAAACTTATGATAGGTCAGAGATCTTTCATATTAAAAACTTTACCATGCCAGGTGACATTGTAGGTAGAGGCATTTTAGCTGTAGCAAAACAATCATTAGGAAAAGAAATTGCTATTAATGAATACGCTGCAAGATACTTTGATGGCGGAGTAAATCCAACAGCTGTAATTAAATCAGCTAATCCAGATCTTACAAGTGAGGAAGCGGATGCTCTAAAGTCTGCATGGATGTCAATGTATTCATCACGCAATAGATCACCTGTAGTTATGAACGCATCTACAGATTTTGAGGTTTTAAGTAGTAACGCAGCTGAGAGCCAATTGGTAGAGGCGCAAACAGCCGGATTAACAGAGGCCGCTAACATACTTGGCCTACCGGCTTACTATTTAGGTGCACCAAACAGTAGCCGTACCTATTCTAATGTTGAACAAGAAAATTTACAGCTCATCAAGTTTTCAATCCAACCAATAGCGGAGAGAATAGAGGCTGCCTTCTCAGATCTATTAGTGCGTGGACAAACTGCTAAATTTAAGTATGACTCTATGTTAAAAACAGATACAGCTAGTCGTTACTCAGCTTATGCAACTGCATTATCAAGTGGATTTTTAACTGTTGATGAGGTGCGCGACAGAGAAAACCTAGAGTCTATGGATTATGAAGAGGGCGAGTTTGATGATCAGACAAATGCAAGTTCACAAGTACAAGAGGTGATAAATGAACAATGACATAGAAAACAGGCGTTACAATGTTGAGTTTGAATTACGCCTTGCAGATGGTGATGGGCGCACTATCTATGGCATGGCAGTCCCATATAACAAAGAGCAGCGTATAAATAACACTATTATTGAGATATTTAGAAAAGGTGTTTTTGCAGATGTTATCCGCGCCCCTCACAGAGTTAAACTTTTGCGCGGTCATGGCGAAAACAATGTGCTAGGTAGAGCCACACTTTTAAAAGAAACAGATGAAGGTCTATATGCAGAGTTTAGAATTTCTAAAACAAGAGAAGGTGATGAAGCTTTAGAGCTAGTAAGAGATGGCGCATTAGATCAATTATCTATTGGGTTTATGCCAATTAAAAACCGCAAAAGACCAGATGGTGTCATGGAGCGTATAAAGGCTCATTTAGCAGAGGTGTCACTTGTAACCTTTGGAGCTTATGGAGATATGGCTGCCGTTGCCGGAGTGCGACAAGGTGCACCTCAAATAACACCTAGACTAGATGAAGCTAGAAAGATATTAGATGCCATACAGCGTAGTAAATAATCATCCTGACTGTGAAGGTTTTGCAGTAGTTAAAGATCAAAACAATGAGTTACTAGGCTGTCACAAAACGCAAGCTCAGGCTGAGGATCAATTAACGGCCATAAATATTGCAGAGTTTGGCACAAGAGAATTACCGCAAAACTATAGACCGGCATCTAGTGAAGATGTGCCAGAAGGTCGCAATTGCGCTAATTGTATTTTTTACAAGTCACCTTATTGTGAACTTTGGGATGCCAATGTGCAAGCTGACTACTATTGCAACCGCTGGGCTGTAATGCCTGAAACTTATGATATATCAGGATTTGACCAATCAAGAAATGATAAACCTAGATACAACACAGCTGTAGAAATATTACAAAACTTAAAAAAACAGGTATAATATAATTAGTAGAACACCTGACCCTGTATTGCAGCGAGTCACACCTTCTCACAAACCAAACTAATTTATAGGAGAAAAATGTCTAATACATTTCTAGCCTCTCTGCGTGAGAAGCGTGAAACAAAGACTGCTCTTATTTCATCAACAGTAGAGCGTGCAGCCGAAGAACTACGCGATCTATCAGAGGTTGAACTTGCCAATGTAGAGGCACTAAACCTTGAAGTAAAAAAGTTAGATGAAAGAATTGAGCAGATGTCCGATATTGAATTGCGCAATCAAAAGGCCGCTGATCTAGCAGCTAAGGTTGATGCCAATGTAGATGTAAAGAAAGAGTCACGCGCCGGCGGCTTTAGTGTTGTAAGTGAAGAACTTACTTACACTACACGCTCTGGTAATGACTTTATGACAGATGCACTTAAGTCACATTTCAAAACAGATGGTGATGCGCTAGAGCGTATTCAACGCCATCAAAGAGAAATGGCAATTGAGAAGCGTGCAGTTTCAACCTCAAGTTTTGCAGGATTAGTAGTCCCTCAATATTTAGTTGATCTATACGCGCCACTAGCTCGCGCTGGTCGCCCTTTTGCAGATGCAGCTCGCAAACACACTTTACCTGCTCAAGGTATGTCTGTGGTCTTGTCAAAAATTTCAACAGGCACTACAACCGCTTATCAAACATCACAAAATACAGCGGCAGTATCTCAAGACATGCAAGATACAACCTTGACAGTTGATGTTAATACAATCGCTGGACAACAGTCAGTATCAAAGCAAGCCTTACTACGCGGTTACAACATTGAGTCAATTGTTTTAGGCGATCTAATCCGCGCTTACAACACAAAGCTTGATGATGCAATCCTAAATGGCACCGGATCAAATGGCCAGCCTCTTGGATTAAAGACAATGACAAGCGGTATTTTAGTAACTTACACAGCTACTACAGGTACAGTGGCAGGTCTATATCCAAAACTTGCAGATGCAATCCAACAAATTCAAAGTAATGTGTATGTAAATCCAAACGCAATACTTATGCACCCACGCCGTCTAGGTTTCTTGTTATCTGGCCTTGATGGATCAAACCGCCCATTAGTGGTACCAAACGCCTACAACCCAATCAATGCAATGGGTACTGGCAATGGCACACCTTCATACGGCGCAACCGGCTACTCAATACTTGGCTTGCCAATTATTGTTGATGCTAACATTGCAACAAACATTGGTGCATCTACAAACCAAGATACAGTCTTTGTTGTAGATCTAAATGAGTGTCACTTGTTTGAGGAAACAAATGCTCCTACTTATGTGACATTTGAAGAGCCAAACGGCAAGGTAGCAATTAACATTGTGCTATTCGGTATGTCAGCCTTTACAGCTGAGCGTTATCCAAAAGCAATTGCACAAATTAACGGCACCGGCTTGGCAACACCAAGCTTCTAAAGTAAAGCTTCTAAGCCCCCTACCCTTCCAGGGGGTTTAGATCCTAACTATGGTTGGTATTTGAGAATTGGAGTTTGCTTAATGTCCCAGAGCACTTTAGGTTTTGGATACCAACCATGGCTATAACAAACGGCTACGCGACACTTGCAGCAATGAAGGCTTACTTGTCTATCTCAGATACAACAGATGACACTTTACTTGAAACTCTAATTGAATCAGCATCACGCTCAATTGACAAAATTGCTAATCGCAGATTTTATGCAGATGCTACAGCTACAGCACGCCTTTATAGAGCTTACTCAGATGTCTTTGTTTATACAGATGACATTAGTAGTACCACTGGTCTTATTGTAAAAGTAGATGAAGCTGGCAACGGCACCTACACAAAAACGCTAACTTTGAACACAGATTTTATTATGGATCCGCTTACAGCCTCAGCTTTAGGCAGACCTTTTACGCAATTAACTATGGTTTCTAATACTGAGTCATGGCCTATTTTTCCAGGCTTGACACAAAACGGCTTACGCCCCGGAGTACAAGTTACAGCTAAGTTTGGCTGGCCGTCTGTACCAAGTGATGTCAATGTAGCTTGTCTAATTCTTACAGCTGATCTATACAAGCGCAAAGATGCTCCGGGCGGTGTCCTAGGTCTTGGTGACCTTGGTGTAATACGCATGTCCCCAGTAGGCAGAGATGTATCACAAATGATTAGGGCTTATCAAAAGATTGCCATTGCCTAATGATCCCAAGTACAGTAAGGACAAATCTTAAAACAGCTCTTACAGCTATCACAGGATTGCGTGTCATGGATTATGTCCCTGACTCTACAAATGTGCCTACCAATAATGCTTTTGCAGTTATTGGTCAATTGTCAATGAATTATGACTACACACTTAATAGAGGTTTTGACTCTGCAACCTGCAACATAATTGTCATGGTCGGGCGCATGAGTGAAAAAGATGGACAATCAAGATTGGATGGGCTACTCAGCTCATCCGGTTCAACCTCAATCAAAGCCGCTATTGAGGCTGATAAAACACTAAGCGGTGCAGTGCAAACTTTAAGAGTTGTGTCTGCATCACCAGGCACAATAACATCCGCTAGTATTGATTACCTAAGTTATCAGTATTCAGTGGAATTGATAGGTTAGCGAAAGGAAAAATATGGCCATATTTATGGGTAATAAAGTAGCAGTCATTGTAGGTACCTCAACCATATCTTCATTTGTCAGCACTGTAAGTCTTAACCGCGAAGTAGAGGCTGTTACGATAACAGCCATGAACGATACTGTTCAGAATATGATCGGGGGGATTGAGGTAAGCTCAATTTCCATGGAAATATTTAATGATTTTGCGGCAGCCTCAGTGAACAGTCTTTTTGAAGACAAGATTGGTGAAAAACTGGCAATCAAATTGATTCCAGTAACCGGTACAGTCACAGCTACAAATCCAAGTTATTCTATGTCATGCTTGATCACCCAATGGACACCCATTTCAGGATCAACAGACAGTGCAGCCTTGGCTAGCGTGACTTTTCCAGTCACAGCTTTAACAAAAGCAACAAGCTAAAAAGAAAAGGTGGGACATGCACAAGATTGAAATAACAAAGAAAGACGGCAAAAAGATTACTTATGATCTTACGCCATCTGTGAAAGTAGCCTTCGAAGCTGAGTTCAAAACAGGATGGCGTAAGAGATTAGGTGAACTACAAATGGAGTCTGATTTGTGGTGGCTTGCTTGGCGATTGGAAAAAGATTTAGGCAAGACTGAACTAGCCTTTGGTGATGATTACATCAATCAATTTATAGATGTTGATTTGTTATATGAAGCAAAAAATGGCTAGACCGACATGGACAAATATGGGAAGTCGCCGCCATTTCGGTTAGCACAGGAATATCTCCTAAAGATCTTTTAGAGGTTGATCCGGCAGTGTATATGGCGATTAAGGCAATATTGCAAGAACAAGCTGCAAAAACAAAAGGGACAGTCAGGCGGAGATAATGGCAGAGCTTAAGGCCGATAGATCCCTCAAGGCTGTTTATGTATCAGGGTTAGATGAACTAATGGAAAAAATAGAAAAAGTTAATCCGGATACAAAAAAATTATTTAAGAAAGAATTACGCAAACAAATAAAACCTGTAGAAAAACTTGCTAAAAGTTTTATACCAGCTGAGGTTTTTCCTGGCTGGAGAGATACTAAACCTTATTACCCCACTAATTGGGGGTGGGCTTTTGACACAAGTCATAGAGGCCGTACTTATGGCAAAACAAATCAATCAAGATGGCAATGGTCGCAACAAGAGGCTATAGCCGGCATAAAAATTACAAGCGCACAAGTTAAAGTGGCAAGGCGCGGCTTTGGTATTGAAACAACAGCTTTAGCTTTAGTTAATGCCTCGGTGCCCGGAATTATTTTTGAATTGACAGGCGGCGGTACTGCTAGGAGCAGAGGCAAAACAAGGCGCGTAAGCCGCAACCCTAATGCTAGTGAAGGATTTATCCGCAAAGTATCACAAGCTCATGGCGCAATAGCTGGTGATGGCAAAGGCAAGAGAGTTATCTATAAAGCCACAGCTCAAAAAGGCGCACAAGCTTTAGCCGGCATACAAGCTGTAATTGACAAATATATTTCACAAACATTTAGGGGCAACTAATGGCACTAAGTCAAAATGTTGTCATTAACTTTCTTACTAAGTTTGATAAAAAAGGTTTGCAAAGGGCTACTAAAGAGCTTAAAGGCTTTGATAAATTTGTAGCTTCAAGTAAGTTTGCCTCAAAAGCCCTTTTAGCTACAGCCGGTATTGGGGCTGCAATTGCTTTAGAAAGGCTTGCTAGATCATCTGTTAAAGCTGCACTTGAGCAAGAAAGACTAGACAAATCTGTAGAGCAATCTCTCCAATCAATCAATGAACTTGGTTCTTTGAACAGTGTTAAAACTCTTATTACAGATTTACAAACTGCCACAAATATTACTGAGGATCAATTAACGCCGGCCTTAAATGGTTTAATCATATCAACTGGTAATTTAGGTAAAGCGCAAAGTTTGTTAAGCGTTGCAATTGACACAAGCAAGGGAAGCGGCGTTGATTTACTTACAGTCACAGATGCTTTAGGTAAGGCGAATAGAGGAAACTTTAGAGCTTTAGGTCAATTAGGTCTTGGCTTTAACACAGTCACAGCCGAACAAATGGGCTTGGCAGATATAACCGATTATTTAACTCTTAAGTTTGGCGGAGCGGCAAAGCGAGCTACTGAAACTTTTGGATCAAAACTAGATGATCTTAAAATTAGTGCAGGTGAGGCACAAGAAAACCTAGGCCAAGGGTTCATCACTGCCGCAGAAATTATTATTGGTAGCAGTAATGCTACAGATGTTTTTGGCGCAAAACTTGAGTCACTAGGATTAAATGGTGGGTACATTGTAATTGCTTTAGCTGATAAAGTAAATAAAATACAAGAAGCTTTTAGTGGACTTAGTAACGCAATACAAAATGACCCAATCCTAAAATTCTTTTTTCAAGCAAAAAATATTCCAGTATTAGGTGGGTGGATTGAAGGCTTTAGAGGTTTAGCTGAGGATGGAAAAAAGATTGCCGAAAGATCAAAAGAAACTGTTGCGCAAACAGAGGAACAAAAAATTGCTGCCGCAAAACTGGCCGCGCTACAAGCTAAGTTTGACAAGTTTGCCGCAGCCGCTTTGGATAAACAGAAAAAACTTTCAAAAGAAAAAGCTGCTCAAGCTGCATTGGACAAGAAAAAAGCAGATCTTGAGTCAATGTTTGACATAGATAAAATTAATTTACAAGCTGCCCTAAGCCGTAAGTTATCAGGTGAAGATGAAATCCGCGTAAAACTTATGCAAAAATTAGCAGAGGGTACCGCCAAAGCTGTTGATGAAGCTTTAAAATACGCAGATGTTCTTAAGGTTATTGAGGATGGTCAGATTACAACCGCAGAGGTTGAGATGTTAGCAAAAAAATGGGGTATGACTACTGTTGAAGTTTTGCTTTACTTAAAACAATTGTTCACAGCTAATGATGAGCTACGAAAAATGCTTGCTTTAATGGATGAATTAAATAAGAAAAAATTCCCTACATTAGAGGCAGCTACATCCAATTTGGCTGCACCCCCTGGCTTGACTATGGCGGGCGGTGCGCCTTTAGGTGTAGGTGGTACTGGTATTTTTGGATCATTTGCCATGTCACCACAAGATTTAGATTTTTCAAGAATGATTGCAAACATACCTAAGATGGCTGAGGGTGGCATTGTAACTAAACCAACAAGGGCTTTAATTGGTGAAGCTGGAGCTGAGGCAGTAATTCCACTTGATCGCATGGGATCTATGGGTACAACTGTAAATGTAAATGTTGCTGGCTCTGTAATTTCTGAGGGTCAATTACAGTCTGTAATTCAAGATGTTTTATATAGCTTAAATCGCACCGGTGCAGTTACCCAGTTAGCAAACCTAGGTAGATAATGCCAGGGGCAGTATTTAAGGCAGAGATTGATTTTCAAGGCGGAGCAAGTTTTGATCCGGCTCTTGTGCTTGATAATCCTGCAACACCTTTAGATTCATCAATATTAGGCACAAGTGCGGCGGATGTTGTAGATATAACATCTTTTGTAACGCAGTGCTACATAAGGCGTGCTTTTAATAGATCCTCTGATTCATTTATTGGTGGCAGTGCAAAGATAGTATTTGTAGATCAAACAGGTACATTTAATCCTGCCAATACATCCTCACCTTTGTATGGCAAAATTAAACCCATGCGTAAGATCCGCATGACTGCATCTTTTAACAGCGTTAATTACAACCTTGGATCTTTTTATGTACAAGAGTGGAATTACAAAAGCCCTACAGGATTTGACCCTGCCTATGTAACACTTAATTGTGTGGATGGATTTCAACTACTAAATCTAACTACTTTGACTACAGTTACAGGCGGAAGCAGTGGACAAACTACAGCTGCCAGAGTTACAAGCTTGCTTAATGCTGGAGAGTGGCCGGATTTTATGAGAGATATATCTACAACATCTACCACTACAGTACAAGCTGACACCGGGGCTTCAAGATCTTTACTAGCAGCTTTGCAAGAGGTTGAGCAAACAGAAACCGGGGCTTTATATGTAGATCAAAGAGGCTTTGTTAAGTTTATGTCTAGGACTGACATTATTACCGCCTCTGGATCTACCCTTACAAAATTCTCTGATGTTAATGGATCAGGTGATATTACCTACCAAAATGTAGAGTTTGATATATCTGATTTTCAAATGATTAACAAAGTTACAGTAACGCCGGCCTCATTGACTGGTCAAACCGCAAGCGATTTAGCAAGTATTGATGATTATTTTCAACATAGCAGAATCAGATCTGGCATCATGCAAACTGAGTCAGATGCTCTAAATCAGGCTAAAATGATTATAGCCTCACGCAAAGAGCAAGGTGTTGATATACAGCTTAATTCTTTGACTATAGATGCCTATGGTCAGGATGATCCTGCAAGGACTACGGCAGCTTTAGAGCTTGACATTTTTAACCCAATTAAGGTTACACAAACCTTACCAGCCGGCAATGTAGTCAGTGATAGTGTTATAGCTGGAGTGCAGTATCAAATCACACCAAATTCTTTTCTTGTAACATTTTCATGTGCTCAACCCTTTGCCGTAGGATTTTTGCTAGACTCAGCCGTTGATGGTTTATTAAATGAAGACATTTTGAGCTACTAGGAGAATAATGGCTAAACAAACCTTTACCACTGGGCAGGTACTTACAGCTGCACAGATGACAAGTTTGCAACAGACTGCTATGGGTGGTGGATCAGCTACAGCTAAAACCACATCTTATGTA